TCTAAGATTACATTATCTGAGGTTTTATTTGAAAATATTATGGGTGACAGATTTAGTGGAAAAACAAATGAAGTGTTAGCTGATATATTTGAAATACAATCTACTATTGAGAAAAACTTTGGTGAAAACTACAATAAAGATTTAGATAATAGACAAGCTAAAGAAATGGCAAAAGCAGCAGGTATAGAATATAAAGGACAAAGTTTAGCGGAACTTATAGCTACAGGTGTTGACTCTCAGGGCAATCGTTTAAAAGATTCATTTGGAAAAGACCCTGAAATTAAGAAAGAACAACAAAAAACAAAGAAAGAACAACAACAAGAAGCTGCATTTTCTGCTGGTGAACAGAGAAAACAAGAAGCCATTGCTGCTGCTGCTAATCTTCCTTCTGGTTATAAAATTAGTGTTTCAGGTAAAAGTGCTACACAAATTCTTAATGAGGTTCGTGAACAAACGGCAAAAAAAGCAAGAGATGATGCAACAAGAGCAGCAGAAAAAGCAAGAACTTATCAGTATTATGACTCTAGTGGAGATTCTCAAGGACCAGATATATTTGGTGGCACAGGTCAAATGGGTGGTTCAGAAGCAGAACAATCTAGTGGTTATCAAACCTCAACAGGTGAAGCAATGGTTGCTGAAGGCGGCTTGATAAAAAAAGTTAAACTTGCTCAACAGATGAAGCAAAGTGGGTTAGCTTCTAAAAAATAATCCACATATCAATGGCTACCTAACCCCCCAACACTGGCTACGGTTAGCCCCATAAGGAGAAAAGAAATGGCTGAAGCAGCTATTATGGCAGAAGAAATGCAACCAGAAAAGAAAGTTGCATTTGCAAATCGTAAATACACAAACGAAGAAAAACGTCAACGTGAAGAAGCAGAACTAGAACAGCTTATAAAAGAAAATGCAGGTGAGACAGAGCAGCCTGAACAAAAAGAAGAACAAGAGGCTGAACCTACAAATGCAGAAGAGAAAACATTTAAGAAGCGTTACTCTGATTTACGTAGACATCAGCAGAAACAAGCTGAAGAGTTTAAAAAAGAGATTGATGATTTAAAACGTCAACTCTCTGTTGCAGCACAAAAGGAAATGAAGCTACCTAAGTCAGATGAAGACATTGAAGAGTGGGCAGCAGAATATCCTGATGTAGCAAAAATTGTAGAAACAATTGCAATGAAGAAAGCGGCTGAGAAAGCAAGTATTCTTGAAGACCGTATAAAAGCAATTGATGAAATGCAACAGTCAGCTACAAAAGAAAAAGCTGAAGCTGAGTTGTTAAAGCTGCATCCTGACTTTGATGAGATTCGTGATAGCGATGACTTTCATGATTGGGCTGATGAACAACCTAAGTGGGTACAAGATGCACTGTATGAAAACGATAATGACGCACGGTCAGCAGCAAGAGCAATTGACCTGTACAAAGCTGATAAGGGAATAAAAAGTGAAAAGAAGTCTAAAAAAGATAAGGGTGCTGCTGAAGCTGTTTCAGCGAAACGTGAACGTAACACACCTCAAGCAGACGAAACTTCCACTTATTTAAAAGAGTCTCAAGTTCAGGCAATGTCACCACAAGAATATGAAAAGCATTCTGATGAAATAATGGAAGCTATTCGTAGTGGTAAGTTTGTCTATGATGTATCTGGCTCTGCTAGATAAATAAAAAAAGTGTTGACAAATAGTTATATTTATGTATAACTATAGTTAATCAAGAGTGTACGTTAAGCGCATAATGTACACTCAAAATGCAAACACACAGTTTTACGGATTACCTGAAGAGTTTGGCCTGTTGAAGAGTAGGGCGGCCACCTTACTAGGATACACACCCAAGCAACGCAGCCTCTAATAGCTTACGTTTGTATCTGTTTACAACAAAAACTACCAAATAAGGAGATGGTACTATGGCGTTTTCAACCGCTAGTGGGTACGGTAATCTTCCTAACGGTAATTTTTCGCCTATCATTTACAGCAAACAGGTGCAACTTGCTTTCCGCAAGGCTGCTGTTGCTGAGGCAATCACCAATAACGACTACTTTGGTGAAATTGCACAGATGGGTGATTCCGTTAAGATTATCAAAGAACCCGAAATTACCGTCAAGGCTTATGCACGTGGTACAACAATCACACCGCAAGACCTTGATGATGAAGATTTCAACCTTACAATTGACAAAGCTAACTACTTTGCATTTAAGGTTGATGACATTGAAGAGGCGCATAGCCACGTAAACTTCCAGCAATTGGCAAGTGACCGTGCTGCGTATCGTTTGGCTGACCAGTTTGACCAAGACGTTCTTGGTTACATGAGTGGCTTTAAACAGTCTGCAATTCATGGTGTGGCAGATACTGCTAATACAACCGTAAATGGTTCAAAAGCAGTTTCTACTGCAGGTTCTAATGAACTGCTGGCTGAAATGCAAGTTGATGCTAATGACTTTGGTGGCTCTGCCAACAATGGTATTGGTATTCAGCCACGCTTACCGGGTGCATCTGCTGTACCGGGGTCAGGCAATGCTAACCCAACCATGATTATTGCTCGTATGGCTCGTAAGCTGGACCAGCAAAATGTGGATACCCAAGGTCGTTGGCTCGTAGTCAACCCTGTATTCCTAGAAATCTTGAAGGATGAAGATTCTAAACTTCTGAACCAAGACTATGGTGAGTCAGGTGGACTTCGCAACGGACTTGTTGTTAATAACCTGCACGGTTTCCAAGTGTATGTTTCTAACAACCTTCCTGAGATTGGAACAGGTTCTGCCACTACTGGTGGTACTAACTCATCCAACTTTGGTGTGATTGTTGGTGGACATTCATCTGCCGTTGCTACTGCAGAGCAAATTAACAAGACAGAGACATATCGTGACCCTGACAGCTTCGCTGACATTGTTCGTGGTATGCACCTCTATGGACGCAAGATTCTTCGTCCAGAGGCTCTTGTTAACGCTCGTTTCTGTCTAGTGTAAGGGAGGATTGAACTATGGCTACAATTACTGCTACTCTTGCTCCTGCACACGGAAACTCTGCCCGTGGTAGACAGCCTTACTATGTGCAACAAACTATTGACCTAACGGCTAATAGTATTGCTCCCGGTGATGTTGTTCAAGCACTGACTGTTCCAGCCAATACTAAAATTATTGCTGCTGGTATTCAAGTTGTGAATAGTGCTACTATGAACACAGGAACAGATGCTACTGCTATCCTTGGAACTGCTGTTGACGATAATGAATACGTTGCAGCTTTTGATATTGATGGTGCATCTGATGGTGCTTACGCTCCTAGTGCTACTGTTGCTGGTGACATTGTTATCACTTCAGCAGATACTTTGGATGTAACACTAGCTGGTTCTGGTGCTTCTTTTTCCGCAGGTAAGTTGCGTGTCTACGCAAGCCTATTGGATGTTAGCGACATTGGCTCAATGACTGCCGATGAAGTTGATAGAGACACACTCGCATAACTAAGTTGAGGGGGCAGGGCAACTTGCCCCTTCTTACTCTTTAAGGATTTAGTATGGCATATAATTACTTAGGCTTGACAAACGAAGTGTTAGCACGAATGAATGAGGTAGAATTGACTGCCTCTAATTTTGTGTCTGGCGCACGTGGTTTTCAAGTGCAATGTAAGAATGCAGTAAATGATGCCATTAACTATATTAATCAACGTGAGTTTGGTTGGCCTTTTTCACATGCTACAAAAACACAAACATTAGTAGCAGACCAAACACGTTATAGTATTCCTACTGATGCAATACACGTTGACTACGAAACATTTAGAATATCAAAAGATAACACTCTTGGTGTAGCAGGTACAACACTACGTGTGCTTGACTACAAAGAATATGTTGACAGATTAATTGAACAAGAAACTACATCTGATGTAGGTGGTGTACCTATATATGTATTTCGCACACCTGATAATAACTATGGTTTATATCCATATCCTGATAAAGCATACACTTTAAAATATGAACATTTTAATAAACCTACAGTTTTATCAGCAGCAACAGATGCACCTACAGTTCCAGAGCAGTTTCGTCAAGTAATTGCAGACGGTGCTACAGCATACGCTTATCAATATAGAGGCGAAGCACAACAGTATGGTATTAACTTTTCTAGGTTTGATGAAGGTATTAAACATATGCAATCCATATTGTTAAATAGGACAGACTACGTAAGGTCAACTTATATACCGCACTCACAGAGATACGGCATTAACGTAGCAACATTTTAGGTGATACATGGCAGACGAATCAGGATTAAGCCCATTTGTCTTTGCCTGTTCTGGGGGATTGGTGCTAGACCTATCTACCTTTGATATGCAACCGGGTATGGCACTTGAGTTGCAAAACTTTGAGCCAGACATTAAAGGTGGATACAGACGTATTTCTGGCTACGCAAAGTGGAATAGTAACATTGTACCACAGGACGCTAGTGCTAGTGAAAAGGTACTAATGTCTGCTTACTTCAAAGGTAAGGTTATTGCTGCACGTGGAACTAAGATACATGAAGGCGGCAAGACAGGTAGTTGGACGCAGATTGATACAGGTAGAACTAGTGCTGGTAAATACACACACTTTCGCTATAACTTGGGTGGCACAGAATTTATTGTGTGGGCCGATGGTGCAAATCATGCGACCAAGTATGATGGCAGCACTGTTACTGACCTTAACGCAACAGGCGCACCAACTAATCCAAAGTTTGTAGTAGGATTTAAAGACGCACTATTCTTTGCTGGTATGTCTAGCACACCACAGGCAGTAACTTTTACCGCACCCTTTACGGACAATGATTTTAGTGTAGCTAACGGTGCAGGTACAATAAATGTAGACAGTAATATTACTGGACTGTTTCCGTTTCGTGACCAACTGTTTATATTTTGCGAAGAGCGTATATTTAAATTAGTTGGTAATACCATAGCAGACTTTCAAGTGTTGCCTGTTACACGTGAAATAGGTTGTGTTAACGGACATACTATTCAGGAAGTTGGCGGTGACATTATCTTCCTTGGTCCAGATGGACTGCGTACTGTTGCTGGTACAGAGAAGATTGGTGACGTTGAACTTGGTACAATTAGCCGACAGGTGCAGCCAAGATTTGAAGGACTAACTGACGTTGATGAATTTGACAGTGTAGTTCTGCCTGATAAAACACAGTACCGTATATTCTTTTCTAATGCAAATACGACACGTTCTAATACAACAGGTGTTATAGCAGTTAGAAAACAAACATATGAGTTTGCTGATATTCGTGGTATAAGACCAAGTAGCACAGACTTTATTGTTGATGAAGGTGAATCAATAGTATTACATGGCGAATATGATGGATTTGTATATCGTCAAGAACAGGGCAATGACTTTGATGGTAATACTATTACAGGTAAGTACAGGTCTCCTGATTTATCTTTAGGTGATTCAGGTATTCGTAAAAACTTTCAGCGTATAATTATTAATTACGCACCTGAAGCTGCTGTTAATGCAGACTTGTTTGTAAGATATGACTATGAGTCACCACAAGTACCACGTCCTGCTGCATATCCGTTTGACACTGCCACTGTTGTGGCTGTTTATGGTACATCTGTATATGGAACAGCGACATACGGTGGACAGTCAAACCCACTGGTCAGGCAACCGATTGAAGGTTCGGGATTTGCTGTAGCACTAAGAGTTAATGATAGAGGGGTATCAGCCCCATATTCGCTGAAGGGTTTTCAGCTAGAATTTGATGTAGGAGCAAGACGTTAATGGCAGGTTTTACCAGACAGTCCTCATATACTGATGGCGACATTATTAATGCTGCCGACAGTAATGATGAGTTTAACCAACTTGTAAATGCTTTTGCAAACACTTCAGGCCATAAACATGATGGCACTGCAGCAGAAGGTCCAGTTATTGGTTTAATTGGAGACCCCGGTGTAGCTACGCCTATTAACAAAGTTGTTGTTGACGATACAAATAATCGCATTGGTGTTTTTGTTGATGTGTCTGGCTCTACAACTGAGCAGGTTAGATTTCAAGATGGTGCTATTGTACCTGTAACTGATAATGATATTGACCTTGGTACAAGTAGCCTTGAGTTTAAAGATTTACATTTAGATGGCACTGCCAACATTGATAGTCTGGTAGCTGATACTGCTGACATTAATGGTGGTACTGCAGACAATGTTGTAATTGGTGGTAGCACTGCTGCTGCTATTACAGGCACTACACTTATAGCAAATACGAGTTTGAATATTGCGGGTGATGGTGCAACAGTTACAGGCATTAAAGATGAAGACAATATGGCTTCTAATAGTGCTACCAAACTGGCTACACAGCAATCTATTAAAGCATACGTAGATGCACAGCTAACTGCAGAAGACTTGGATTTTCAAGCAGACAGTGGTGGTGCATTATCTATTGACCTTGATAGTGAAACACTTACCTTTACTGGGGGTACAGGTATTGACACTAGCGGTTCTGGTAACGCTGTTACATTTGCTATTGATAGCACTGTCACTACTCTTACAGGGTCACAAACACTTACCAACAAAACTCTTACTACACCTATTATTGCAGAGATTGATAACGCCTCAGACATCACACTAGATGCTGGCGGTGATATTATCCTTGATGCAGATGGTGCAAATATTATATTTAAAGATGCTGGTACGTCTATATTAGATATTGCAAACAACTCATCTGATGTAGAACTTACCGTAAGCACAGCAGATAAGAACTTTGCTATTAAAGGTACAGATGGTTCATCTGCCATTACTGCACTTGACATTGACATGGCTCTTGCAGGTAAAGCCACTTTTAGTGGTGATGTTGTAGTTACAGGAGACCTGACTGTAACTGGTGATGATATTACTATGAGTACAAATACCTCTGGTCATATCATGGTAGCTGATGGCACAAACTTTAATCCTGTTGCTGTATCAGGTGATGTGACAATTAGCAGTGCTGGTGCAGTCACAATTGCAAACAGTGCTGTTGAAACAGCGATGCTTAATGCTAACGTAATTAGTGGTCAGACTGCTATTACTTCAGGATTAGACACAAGCAATGATACAGTTTTAATTCATGATGCAGATGCAGGTGCATTAAAAAAACTAACACTTGCTAACCTGTCCTCTGGTCTTGGTGGCATTACAGATATAGTTGCAGATACATCTCCACAGCTTGGTGGTGACTTAGATGTTAATGGACAGGATATTGTATCAACATCAAACGGTAATATTGACATCTTGCCAAACGGTTCTGGTGTAGTAAACCTTGATGGTAATGGTTCATCAGGCGGTGTGTCTATATCTGATGGTTTGATTGATATACGTACAGGCACAGGCAGTGTAGCAAAAGTAAATTTCTACTGTGAATCTAGTAACGCACATGCACAGACACTGCAAGCGCAACCTCACTCTGCTGGTGTAACAAACACACTGACTCTACCTGCTGGCGGTAATCAGGAAATTGTAGGTACAACAGCAACACAAACACTAACTAACAAAACACTGACTACACCTACTATTGACCTATCAGGTGTTACATCTTCAGGTGATTTGCCTGTGGCTGCAGGTGGTACAGGAGCAAGCACTGCTTCTGCAGCACGTACCAATCTTGGTCTAGCTATTGGTAGTGACGTACAGGCATATGATGCACAACTTGCAGATGTAGCTGGATTAGCTGTTACTGACGGTGGATTTATTGTAGGTGATGGTTCTAACTTTGTTTTAGAAACAGGTGCTACTGCACGTACATCACTTGGTCTGGGTACAGCAGCCGTTGCAAACACAGGTACATCAGCAAGTAACGTAGTTGTTTTAGATGGGTCAGCTAGACTGCCAGCAGTTGATGGCTCACAGCTTACGAATCTTCCATCAACAGGTGCTACAGCAGGTTTTGCAGTGGCTATGGCAATTGCACTTTAGTGCTTGACAACTAACCATAAATATGGTATAATTAAGTAACTCGTATTCAGGAGAAATCATGGCACAGGATTTTGAAAGAAACATTGCAAGGAATGTAGGCACGTCAGCTTCTACGCTACGTACTGCAAATTCCGATGATGCTCTTGTTGGTATCAATGTTGCTAATACAACCACCAGCCAAATCAATGTAGATGTCTTTATTAACGATGGGTCAAACGACTATTACATCGTGAAGACAGCACCGATTCCTGCGGGTTCGGCACTACAGCTACTTGATGGCGGTGCAAAGATTGTAATGCAATCCAGTGACGTACTGAAGGTACAGTCCGATACCGCAAGCAGCGCAGATGTTTGGGTCTCTGTTGTTGACTCAATTAGCACATAAGGAATAGCCCATGCCTTTAATCGGTAATCCTATCACTGCAAGTTTTCAGGCTAGACCTGCCACCCAAGAGTTTAATGGTGATGGGTCTACAACCACGTTTACTTTAAGTCAGACAGTAACTCAGGAAGATATCATCGTATCTGTAGATGGTGTCGTACAGGAAAGTGTTGATGCGTTCACTGTGCCAGACGGTACAACACTCACCTTTACTGCTGCACCGTCAAGCGGAACAGGTAACATCTTTGTAATCTACATGGGTGTATCTGCAGCGTCTGTAACACCTGCCGCAGAAAACAAGGGTACGTTTAAGGCAAGCGGTATCTTTCGTACCAACGCACAATCCCTTGCATCTAACACAACCATTTTGGCAACAGAGAACGCTAACGTAACAGGGCCACTTACAGTAGCCAGCGGTGTGACACTCACCGTTGAATCTGGTGGTACATTGGTGACGCTATGAGTACACTTAAAGCAGATACAATCGTAGCAAGTGATGGTAGCAGCCCAGCCACGCTGACTAAGCAACATGCAGCAAAAGGGTTTTGTCATTTTAACCAAGAAACGCCAGCTATAACAACAAGTTTTAATACATCTTCCTTAACTGACAGTGGCACAGGATATGGAAAGGTAAATTGGACTAATGCAATGAGCAATGCCAATTATAGCACCACTACTGGTAACACGGCTATCAATGCTATTGGAGGAAGCGAATATTCTACATGTTTAGCTGACGACAACGCTTACGTTACAAGAACAGCCTCTGCATGGTCTTTTAAAAGCATTTATGCAGGTACGAGTGCGGCTGCTGAATTTGACCCATCTACAGCAATATGTTCAGCTTTGGGAGATTTAGCATGAGTACCATTGAAGTAACAAATATCAATGATGTCTCAGGCAACGCCTCTTTGGTTACGGATAATGGTGGTCTGAAGACGGATAAATTAACAGGTAAGACAACTGCTGGCTCTATTGCTGTAACAGGTGAAGGTAATAGCACAACAACTAATCTTCAACAGGGGCTGGCAAAGTCATGGGTAACTTTTGATATGGCAAGTACAACCCCGGATGACTCTTTTAATAACTCAAGTCTTACAGATAGTGGAACTGGTGATTTTATTATAAATTTATCATCGGCTCACGCTACTGTTAATTATTCAGCAGTAGCCTATACAAATGCTTATGCTGGTGATTCTTGGTCTGGTGGCATGTCATTAGGATTAAAAACTTCTCCTTTAGACGCAGATTCTTATGTATTTAAGAGTTACAATGGCTCTTCTAATGTTGATGCAAAGCATAATTCTTCAGTAACACACGGAGACCTCGCATAATGGCTGGAAAGATTGTAGCAGACCAACTAGAACACAGCACCGCAGGGTCGCTTGATACGCAGTTCGTTGTGAATGGTACTGCGAAGGCTTGGAACTTTTTTGATGGAAGTGCTGGAACTATTGCTTATGCAGATAGCTTTAATTCAAGTACA